GGCCGCAGAGGTGTTCTGCGTGACATCCACGGCTCCGATTAAGACGGTTGGGTTGGACAGGTAAACGGTTTTTGTTGTGGGCATGGTTTTTCCTTTATGGGATGCGCTTGGAAGCGATTCTAATTGTGAGGTCGTATGCGGGTAGTTCTTGTGAACCGATTTGAGCAAGCGACGGTGAGCCACTCACAACAGCAATAGGGCTGTTCATGATTGTGTCCACGACGCCGAGGATGTAGTCGCTTGAATCTTGGTTGCCGGGTGGCGCGCCAAGGACTCGGAGATCAACTGTGATGTCTGCAATTTGGTTGTTGAAACAAGTGAACGTCGGTAATTCCACGAACACGGTGAGCGGTCGTGCGTTGCGCGGATCGGTGACAGGCTTAAGCCCGAGGGCTGTAAGCGACGCTGACACGGTGTCAACGGTGTCCGTGAAAATTCCTGCCATTTCATGCACACTGCGATCGTTTAATGCCGAGCAACTGGTTTACTCGACCCAAGGTCATAAGCGGTGGTCCTGTCATGTCACCAAACGACGCGTAGCTGTCTCCAGTTGTGCCGCGTTCACGGTAAAGCCCTGCGGCGTAAAGCGTGGTTCCTAACAGTGCTGCACTGTCAGGGGCAGTCGTCAGACTGTCGTGGTAACCAGCCTGCACGCGACGCCTGAAACACCAGGAGTTTGCAGCTGCGACACAAGTAGTGAGGAACGCGGTGTCATTTGCCGTGGCCGACGAGATCCCAAGAAACTCTTGCACCGGGGCAACTGATGACAACCATGTACAAGTCAAAGTCCATGTCAAAGTTCCAAACGGATCAGCTGCAGATCGTTCTAGATCGTCGCCAACATCTTGAAACATCAACTGGTTAACAATAATTTCGTTTTCGTTGTACAGCAGGTCGCCTGCTTCGTTAACGCCAGCAAACAAGTTGACCGGTACAGCGATAACAATGTGCGTGCCGTTCAGGCCGTGACCGAGTCCTGTCAGTGTGATTGTCTGACCAACTGTGATGTCGGTTGTTTCGAGGGTCTGCACCACAGCAACATCGTCTAGACGCTGGTGGTGCGTCACGCTAAATGTGGCCATGGTGCAGACTTTCTCTTAGTTTCGGTTGATCAGAACGTGAACTTGACGAACTTGCTTGAGTCAATCATCAAGGCGGCGAAGTAGCCACGGAACGCAATAGTGCGGCTCAAGGTGGACGGGTTGTCCAACGAGATCGCGCCCTTCTGCTGTTCAAACAGTTCGTAACCAGAAGCATCGCCCACGATGGCTGTGCCGCTGGCGAAGTTGCGATCAACAACAACTGACAACCCGAAAGCGTTGCCGTTTGCCTGTCCCGGTGTGAGATTACCAAATGCGTTCATTGGCCCAACCTGTGGGAACAACGGACGCTTCGACGAATCGCTCAATGCAAGAAGATTTCCCCAAATTCCTGGTGCAAGGAACAAGTGAGTTGGCAAGTTGCCGTTGGAACCTGACAAAATTGTTGAGGCTGCTTCTGCAATTTCGGCAGCCCACACTTCAGGTTTGTCAAGGTCTGCTGCTGCAAATGCTTGTGTGACGGTTGCGCCAGCGACCAAAGTATCGGCTGCATAGTTGTCGGTTGCGTTGGCGTAGATACGGCCCATGTCGTCAAGCAAGATTGACAAGATCGCGGGATCGGTCCAATCCAGATCGGCTTCAGAGATGTTGACATAGCCACCGAAAATTTGCTTGGTGACCTGATTCGAACTCACCACCAAAGTGCCTGACTGGTTGCTCATTTCGGCAAGGCTTGCACCAATGCTCACGTGAGTTGTGACCTCGGGACGAATGAAGACCTTGCCTCCACCGGGCATGGACTTGGCACCAACTGCATCAACGACAGGGCGACGGCCAATGAAGTTGTTGTAGACAGGTCCAAGAATTGGGGTTGGGAGCACACCGGGTGTGTCGCTGGTGACCACGTCGGGAGCTGCGGCGCGAAGTGCTTCGTGCATACGTTCCCAAGCAGTTCCGCCAGCAATGGCAGCACTCAAGTATTCGACAGCGGTCGGCAGTTTTGCGTCGCGCTTAACGGCGGTTGCATAGATGGGTTGAGTCGCAACTGCGGCTTCAACGGTTGTGGGTTCTGACATTTCATCCTCCTCGGATGGTGTTGGGGTTGTTTCTGTTGGGGTTTCGGTTTCGTCGGGTTCGCTTTCATCGGGTGATGAGGCGGCGACTGAGTAGACCTGTGCTGATTCGTAGGCTGGCACAGTGACAAGCGACAGTTCTACAAATCGGGCTTGAGAGACCTCTAGGGTCCCGTCTGACAGGCGCTTGAACTTGGTGGGAATTGCTCCGACCGAAACGCTGTCTAAAGCGCCGTCGGCGAGCAGTGCGAGAGCGTCATCGGCGGCGCGAGTGGCGCTTAGTTTTGCCACAAACATCATGCCTTCGCTGGTGGACACTCTTTCGGTGACTCGACCAATGACGCGCGTATCGTCGTGGTATTCCAAAAGCTTCGGCATCGGGCCGTCCTCGGGCAGTGAGCCCTCAAGAAAAACTACACTCTCGCCACCACTCAATTGGGCCTTGACATTCCACGGGACTGCAAGGCCAGTAATTTGACGCGACGGTTCACCATCAGCGGAAGCGTCCAGCGTGATCTGTTGAGCGGTCAATCTAATCATGAATATTCTTCCTCGCGGTTTCCTGAATCAAAAGCGGGTTCGCGCTCAACATTTCCTAAATCGTTTTCGTACACATAATCCGAAACATCAAATTTGACGTAGCGACCACGCGGCAAAAGTTGGTTCATTGACAAAGTCTGTTCAATGGCATCCAAATATTGTTTGGTGCCAAACAAGTAAAGATCTTGGCGTGCTTGTTGCGCGTTTTGATAAGTGTATGAACCCGAGACTCCGATGCCTAAAAGATATGGGGGAATTCCCGTGGTTCGTGAGAGTTCAAGTGCTTGGAACTGGCGCGACTCAATCAGTTGCAGTTTGTTCGGGTCACTAGAAAATTCTTTAAAAGTCACGACACTGTTAAGCGCACCAATGGCACCAATTTGTCGAGCGTTACGCCAAGCAGCTGCAAGTTCGGAAAGGTCCTCGGCTGACATTGGTTCGGAAGCGTCGGTCTGTTGCAACCAACCAGCGGCAATTTCGTTGACAGCGAAACGGTCGGCGGCTTGCTGAAGTTTAATCGCTGTCATGATTGCCCGGTTGCCTGTGTACAGCAGACCTTGAGTTGGTGCCAAGAATTGCACGACGTCATCGGTTGCAAGTGGATAACCGTTAAATTCGACTTGGTCGGACGGGCCGAACCATTGCGGTCCAGCCTGATCCATGGTTGTGACCATTGCGGCGGGTAACCATTGGAACGAAAGCGGGCGTCCTGTGGCTGTGGATCGGCTGGTGATGTACCAGAATCCGCGACCGTGAAGCATGAGATCTGTGACAAGCTGGGAGAAAATGAAGTTGCGCGTGACCTTAGGATCGGGCTGATCCATCCACGACTCGTTCTCCAAATAGATCTCTTCGTACTCTTCGCCAGTCCACTGGGTCGTATAGTGCTTCAGTTCTAAGCAGCCGACCATGGACGCAATCATTTGAATCGAGCGGGCGACAGTGGGAACAGAGAGGGCCAGTTCTTGCGACGCCCCGACGGAGTACGTATAGAACTGACCCACCTGTGCGGCAGAACCTGCTGCAGCCTGTATCGGCGCGGACGCAAACGCTGGGGTTGCGCTTACTTTTTTGCTACCGAAAAGAGCCATCACTAGCGAGTCTCTCACACTTTTTGGTCTGTGTTAAGTACCCTCAGCCAAAAGCGAAAGCGGCACGCGACGATCGTACTGGTTTGGACGCGAGCATGATTCCCCAAACGGCACAACGCGCTAACTCAATCGGTCCGGGTGACTTCTGCGAACTGAGAACAATAGAACCACCCGTTCTGACGGCCACGGCTCGGGCGAAATGTTCGGCCAGTGCAATGTCGCCAGTGTGGTTGACGCGGTCCTCCACGATCATTGCCCGGCACGCGGCCGTCCATTTCATTAGTTCGGCGTACCCAACAATTTGCATTCGACGTCGTAAGTCTGGGGGACAGTGAATTTCTAGCGATGGGGTGACCGCAAGTTTGACGGTTTGGTCGTGCATGATTCGCACTACTTCCTCCCACATTTGCGCAGCTGATTCCACGACGAACGCGACCGACACGATTACGCGACCGTCATCAAAAGCCGTTGATACTCCGACATAGCGCGAGTCATCAACGGATGAGTCAATGGTGAGCCACTGTGTTGGTGGTGCTGGTTTGTCGGATTTGCGGTCGTTCCATAGGTTGATCGGCAAATAGGAATTGGTGGAATCCACCCACAGATTTAGGTGACCTCGAATGAACGCTTGGCGATTTGGCGAGTCGTAAGCCAACTCCAACGCTTTCGCCGTGATCGTTGTCCCCAACGCTGGGTTACTCCATCCCCAATATGACCGATCCTCAAGACTCACCCCGGGCGGAAGTGACCACTCAGCGAAATAGAGCGCAGTTGGTTGACCCGAGTCAATCGCCGCAATGCCCTGTTCTCTTAGTTGTAAAAGGACGGTACTGCCCTGATCGCCAGCCGTGCTAAAGAGCATCATCATGGGATTCTTGACTGCGATCTGCGAAGGCCGTAAAGCCGTGAAAACGACCTCGGGGCTAATGTCCCAAACCTCATCCACAAGCAAAACTGACGCAGTCATACCGTGAGCGTGAGCGGACGCCGCGACAACCGAAATACTTGAGCCGTCAGGGAAGTTGATTCGCTCGTCACCGTTCTGCCAACGGACCTTGCAATCAAAGTTTTCTAGGTCACGAACAACGTCACGAAACAAGGCCATACTCCGACGCTTTTGGTTAGCGACAATAACGATCGTCTGAGGCTCACGCCGAGCAGCTGCGTACTCGGTCGCCATAAACCCTGCCACTGCTCGCATGACCAAACTTTTTCCATTTTGTCGAGCCGTACTGATACAAGCCTCACGGAACACAAAGTCACCCTCGGCATCCACAGTCAACGCATCGTTCACGATCCGTTGTTGCCAGTCCATGAGATCAATTCCTAGGACGCGCTTAGCCCACAAGGTCAGGGAAGGACCAAAACTCTCACCGGGTGGAACAGGCGTGACCAACCTCGGCTCAATACGGCCAGATATGACTGAACCACCGCTGGTTCGGGCTGGTTCCTGCTGGTTCGGGCTAGTTGAGGGTATTTTTAAGG